TTTTTCAGAATATGTCTTAAACGACCAAGGTGGATCTGCATATATTACTCCATATTTTTTATTCGGCAGAGATATCACTATCTTGTGCCTCAACAAATGTTTCTTTAATCATATTTTTTAATTTATCTTTATCTAAATCAACTGGTAATTGATCTACATAATTGTTTACTAATGTCATTGTATCTTCCGTACCTTCAACAACATCATCACTTACTAGATTAGCATTAAGGTCGGAATAGTCTTCTAATATTTTTAATTCATGTACCGTTATTTTATTATATAATCTTTCAAGTAATCGGTCAAACATTTCGTTATTTTTTTTATTTCTTACAATTAGTTTTACAAATTTATTGTGATAAGGATATATTTCAAGTTTATCATAATCTGTCACTTCATCATCATAAACAAGTTTAGCAAATATAGTAAACGGATTTGCTATTGGTTGTATCTCTCTTGTTTCTGTATCAAATATATGAAAGTATTTTTGTTGACCATGATCTGACCAAGTCATTTCATATTGACTACCTAAATAAAATATTTGGCCGTCATCATTTTTTGTATGAAAGTGACCACTAAATGTTTTATCAAATCTTTGTACAATACTTTTATCAAAACCATGTGTTTGTGTTATATTCTCATGCATATAGAAACCGTTTAAATCTAAATGTGCCATACACACATCAGCCTTTGCTGTATTCAACATTTCAAAAGATTGTGTTTGATTTTCAGGATTTATCCACGGCAACATTAATATCTTTAGACCATCAAAGTCAACAACCTTTGGCTCTTCATATATCCAAGGTTCATTGACACCATCAGGTGCTGTACATAATTGTTGTAAGGAATTTACTTTGTTTGTATTTTTAAAATATATATCGTGATTACCGATAAGTATATGGGTATCTATCTTCATATCCCATAGTTTGTTTAAGAAACCTTTTCTAAAGTTATCTGCTACTCTAAAATTAATATACTTTCTTCTATCAACTACATCACCTAAATGAATAAGTGTTTTAATATTATGTTTCTCCAAATATGGGAAAAAGATTTCATCATAAAACTTATGTATGAAATCATCAAATATCATACTATCATTACGGACACCAAAGTGTGTGTCGTTTAACAACGCTATTTTCATACCTACCTAATTATATAACTACTTCTTTTTCTTTTTCTTTTTCAATTTTTTTGGTTCTTCTGGATTACTTTCTTTAACATTTTTTTGTAAGAAATCCAACATCTGACTTTTATATTGAGCGTCATCACCATCTAAAGAGTTTACCATTAATTCAACATTGGAATTTGCAATTACTTTTGCTTTTACATCTTGTTGTTTTTTCTCTTTTTGTATTCTTCTAATAAATGCATAGTATATTATTTGTGTGAAATATGCAAATGGATTATTAGATTTTTCTGGATTAAAGTTGCTCATGTATTGTAAGCAGTTTTCTATACCATCAGAAATCATATCATCCCTATAAGTATAGTTTATAAAATTCGGTCTATAAGATAAGTGATTAGCAATCTTTAAAAAACACTCACCAATATAGTTAGTTACAGCAGGATTTTTTCTATTTAATTTGGACGCTTTATCATATTTTAAACGCCAATCAGTCATTGCTTTAAGAAACATTTTATTATCTACATAATGTTCTTTTTCTTTTGCCTTTTGTTTTTCACTCATAATTTTCTTTCTTAATTAATATGGTCATTATAACATTTTTGATTCATAATGTAAAGCTTTTGTATTATTTTTTTGAAATGCTTGACGGCTGTAGGATTGTATGTTATACTGACTATGTAGTCGCTTGAGAGACCACCTAGCTAGCCTAATTTAATGAATAGTTTTCTTTCCAAACATATCAAGTAAATCTTCTTCATGGTATCTTATTTCATCATCTTTTATTTTTTTATCTAATTGATCCGCTAATTTATATATTTTTTCCATTTCTTGTGCCGATAATGGAGGTTTCGCATTTAAAGCTGTTTTTTCTAATTTGTTTAAAACAACTTCATAGTAATGTGATATATGTTTGTCCGCTTGGGTTATAACTAATACTTTATCTCTAGGGACTACGAAGGTCTTGTCATCTGTAAATGGAATCCAAGGTGCCAAAGTAGAATCATCCTTTACGCCAAATTCGGTATGTCTTTGGACGGTTTGTAATTCTAGTGCGTTTGTGATTCGTAAGAAATCTTTATCAACTGTAATAGTACCCATAATAGTAGTACCATCAGTTAGTTTAACCATACGATAATCAGTAGTATCAGCCATATAACTATTTAGTCCTTTAGGTTAATATTATGTATTTCGTAATCAAATTCTTCCTCTGTGTATATATTTATTCTTTCCTGGAAGTGCTTTAAGGTAAAATTTTCTTTTGATTTATATTGTAAATCATCTGCTATATCGTATAGTGTCGCATTAACTTTATTATCGCCTAATCTTAATCCTCTACCAATTGATTGTAAGTTTCTTATCCTAGACTTACTAGGACTAGCAAAAATAATGTTATGCAAGTTCCGTATATTAATGCCTGTACTGAAAGTCCCATAACTTGCAACGATAATAGCGTTGTTACTTTTTTCTGTAATCTCTCGGACCTTTTCTCTTTGTTCTGCATCCACTCCACCATAGATGAAAAAGACTTTTCTATCTTTTCCCGATTTATCTTTAATAAGTTCATATAATCCCTTTCCATGTTTTTCTACTAATTGAAATAGTATTAAAGTATTTCCTTTTATTTTAAGTGCCAAATTTTTAATAAAGTTGTTTCTTGGTTTACTAGAAACTAAATGGTCTATTTCATCTTGATATTTACCACTTGCCACCATTTTAGCATTAGTTTCATTATGTTTGAGGATCAAGCATCTAACCACCAAATTACTTAATTGACTTTTGTCCATTAGCTTTTTAGTAGTGGTTACTTTATTTACGGTACCAAACAAGCCTTCTAATACTAGTTTATGTGTATGAGCACCATCTAAAGTACCTGTAAGACCAATACGATATTTACAATCGGTAAGTTTGGTCATAATTTCTGTTAGTGACTTTGATTTAAATAAGTGTGCCTCATCACCAAATACAGCACCGAATTGTTTAAAATATAATTTCGGCAATCTAAATAAACTTTGCCATGTTGATATTAATACTTTTTTATCTGTTTGATTTGAATATCCACTATATAATCTATGACAATTCTTCTTTACATTCCAACCATATGTTTGAAAATCGGTATACATCTGTTCTACTAATGATGTTGTTGGTACTATTAATAAACACTTCTTATCTTTTATAAGATGTGAATAATAACGAATCAAAGCATATATTATAAATGATTTACCAGAAGCTGTAGGACTTAATAATAATGATCTATTTAATCTCAAATTATTATACACAGCGTCTATCTGATAATCTCTTGCCTCAAATTTTTGACCTAAACTATTACAATATTTAATTACGGTATCTCTATCTACTTTATTATCTACTTCTACATTTCTACCTGCTACTACAACATATCCTCTTTCCTCAGCAAATGCTTTTATATAAGGATATAGTCCATAATATATTTCTTTTGTTCTTTGAGAAAATAATCTAATTTTACCATCCCACATACGATTTCGGAATGCTGGCATAAACTTATATCCAGGAACATAGAAAGTAAAAAACTCCGACAACTCTCTTTGTATACCAGGGTCACATTCTACCGATATGTAAACCTCGTCTTTCTTTTCTATGATTAATAGATTAGTATTCTGCTGATTGAAATTCGTGGAGTTCACCTAGTTGTCCTTTTACTTGTATATTAAAAGAAATACTTATCCGATTTCTTTTAGATTTATTTACTGGGACCCAATGTACTAACCACGATGGAAATATTATTAGTCTATTTTGATTTGATTTATAAGATAATAAATTTGAATTATCTGTTGTCTTTTTTGCTTTTCTTGGAACTAGTACATCTGCAGCTGGTCTAGGGTCTGAAATAGTTAGACCAGTTGCTCCGTCGGAGTTTAAATAAAATACTCCACTTAAAAAATTATTTGAATGTGTATGTGATTGGTGCATTTCACCAGGTTTTAAAATGTTTCCCCACATACCAGTAATCTCTATATTATCTACGCTATAATCTAATGTATCAAAAACATGAAAGGCTGCTTTAGCAATATCTTTTGAAAACCATTTAAAAGGTTCGGTCTCATGTAAATCATGTTTTGTTTGCCAATTGTCGTCATATGCTCTTTGTTTATATAATCTTTGTATTTCCTCTTCCATTGCAGGTAATCTTTGGGGAGAAAGAAATTCATCTTTTATAAAAATGTTTGTTGAAAATATCTTTTGCCTATCCATTACAATGCTCCACTAGTAAACTTTTTCCATTCAATAGCATTTTTAATTAAGAAAGGTCTGTTATTCACACCTCTTAAAACTTGTTCAAGGTATTTAACTATTTGATTTAAGTAAGCAACTTTTTGATCCGCCTTTTGTAATTCAGGATCAGAATCCATATAGATATGAACATCTGCTTTTAATACTTTTATATCAAAAGGTTTTTCTTTATATACACTAGGGTCTGCTTTACCTGTGTAGTATTCCCACTTTTGTCTTGTAAGTGTTTTATATTCATAATCCGATTTCTTTAATAATAAACTAAACTTATTAAAGTGTATTAAATATTTGTTATGTAATAATGGTATATTTACCGACTCTCTATCTAGTTCGGTATCATCCAATTTAAAATCTTTATTAACTGATTGTTGTAATTCTTCTAATGTCATAATGATATTATATCACCTTTTTGGTTAATTGTAAAGCTTTTGTTCCATTTCTTCAATGGAGATATATTTTAGGTTATCACACGAGCTCCATTCACTTATATTGGAAGCGGTTTTTGCTTCGCCTTTATTTACTTTATAGAATTGGACATTTTTAAACTTATCAAATGTGTTTTTATGTTGTAGTATCCAATTATATGTTTCATCTGGATTATCAGGTCTAGCTGCCAATGCGTCTTTTTCGGCATAACTTTTTGTGCCAGCATATATATTATTTACTTTCTTATTATCAGAATATAAATCATGCCCTACAAGATATACTTCTTTAGCATTTAATTCACAAGCAAGATAAACTGATCTACTGCCTGTTGCATAAGCAAAGTTTTCTACTTTAGGATCAATATCGGTAACTTTATCACCAGGTTTTACACCTGTTATATAACTTATACCAACACTCTCACCTTTTTTAACTTTAACATTTAAAGTAAATACACCATCAGCGCCATGATAAACAACATTTTCACAACCATTAGGTTCGTTATCAATTTTACCTTTGCCATACCATTTATCTGCTATCATAAAATCACCAACTACACTAGGTATAGGTGTCCAATATCCTAAATAACAAATATTTTTATGTGCATATCCTGACCTATATATTTCGTGACTCATCCTTGAATCTAATGCCACCAATATATCAGGCTCAAAATCTCTATAAATTGCATTGCAACCTATTACTGTTGAGTATTTTTTTAATTTGTTGAGGTCTAGACCTTGTCTTGATTGCCCATTACCCAGGCAGACGGCCGTATCTATCCATCTTAAAGTTTTCATCAATATTCATTTTCTCTTAATTACAGTTTTCTTCTTTTAATGCTTCAGACCAATCGTTGTCTTTATCAACAAACCATATATATGATTTTGTAATAGTTTGTATGCCTGGCTCATTGTCTTGCAAACATCTTTTTCCAACTAATACTTGTTTGTTTGTACAACTAATAATCAAAAACATTAAACTAATATAAATTATTATAGTTTTCATTTATTTCCCTTTTTTATTATGTAGTAGATATTTGTACAATATCATAATTTAAATAATTAAAACTTGCTGCTACTTGTATATAATCAACATCACTTGCTTTAACATCATAAGACAATGACCCTAAACTTGTAGGGTAAATATTATGGAATCTTATTTCTGTTTTAGCAATGTTCTTACTATTTAAAACTGTTAGTGTTGCGTCTGAATATGTACCACCTTCATCAAGTGGTTGTTTAATAGATGTTCCTGTTGCAGCTGTACTCGCTGTTGTTCCTGGAAATCTATCAGCACTTCCTGCTTGCAAGTCAGCAAATTGAGTGTGATTTTTAGGAAATCCTAAACCACTTAACCAATCATGCAATTCTTTATAGTTATTTAAGTTCTCATCTACTAAAAAAGATATATCTAAAGATTGATAAGTTATAGTATCACCAGGTACAGGATAATCATACAAAGGTGTAGGTGCAGTTGCTGTACCTAAATTAATACCAGGTATGTTTGCCGTTTGTATAAAAAATTGTACTTGTGGTAGTTTAGTGATTGTAAACCTAAACTGAATAGGACTTGCATAGTCCATTTTAGTAGGTTGTCTTGTATATACATTTGTTGTTGTCATGCTACTATTTATAATGAATTTTTAGCTAAAAAAAAGGGGGAATAAATCCCCCTTTTTCTGTATTTCTTTCTACTAGAAAGTAATATTACATGATATTCGTAACTTTGACTCTTCTGTAATATACATTCTGGTCGCCAGAAGCAGGTGATGTTAAATCAATTGCACCAGCACCGTTAGAAGTTGCGAAAGGATTAGCAACCATACCGTATCTAGTTTTGAAACCGATTTTCGGTTGGAAACTATCTTGACCAACTGCTCTTACCATTTGTAATGGTACATAAGGACAATAGAATAGTCCAGAGTCGTATGGTGAAGTTCCTTTGTAACCAACAACATAGAATTGAGAAGCAGCAACATTCGCAGAATATGGATCAACATATACTTTGAATTTACCGTTAAGTACACCAGCGAAAGTATTACCAGTGTCATCTACATTTAGGTTAGTCGCAAGAGCAGGAGCGTAATCTAAAACACCTGACATCTGAAGTGCAGAAGCAACATCAGCTGAACAGATAATTAAATTACCTTTTCCTCTTCTCGTTTGTTGACCTATCGCATTAGCATCTCTCTCTAGTTGGAATAATAGTCCTTTGAATTTCTCAACTGACCATCTACCATTAGAGTCTGTGTCAAGATCAAAAATACCAGCAGTTGTAGTATTAACTTGAGCACCAGCTTTTGCAGTAGTGTATATTGTTCTAACAACTTCTCTATTGATTTCAGCTAAGATTTCAGAAGAAAGTATGTTAGCAAGTTCTGTTTCAGCGTCTAAACCATGGATTGCTTTTAAGTCTTGAGCAAGTTCCATTGTGTATTCAGCTTTAAGAGCTCTTGATTTAGCTGTAACCGTAACTTTATCTATTGAGAAAGCCATTTCAGCAAATTCATCAGTTCCGTCACCTAATGTTTCAGCGTTAGCTGTTGACATTCCAGAACCAGTTGTGTAAGTTCCAGCAGATGGTGAATCGTTTAATGTTGCAGGGTTAGAGCCTGAATGTGAGTCTGGCGAACCAGTATTTGAAGCAGCGTCTTCAGCAGAAAAATCTGAATCAGCTTCGTCAAACAATGCCTCAGCACCCGCTTGTGAACCATATCTTGATTTCATAGCGAAGATTAGTCCAGTTGGACCAGTCATCGGCTGAACACCACAGATATCGTAAGCGATAAGATTTGGCATAGCTCTTCGTACTAATGAGATTAGAACAGGATCCCAGTTATCAACAGAAGAACCAGTTGCGTTAGCTGGTGCAGCTTCTGTCATAAATGATCTGTCTTCTCTAACAGCTTTTTCTTGGTTTTCAAGAATAACTGTTGTTACAGCTCTTTTGTATGCGTCCTCAATCTTTGGAAGATCAGGATGCTCCAATACTGGCTGCCATTTTGATTGTAAGTTTTCAGTAAGATACATTTTTTTATCTCTCCTTAATTATTAATAATTATTAAATCTTTACAGACTTAATGTTTTTAGTTATAGCGGCTGTATATGCAGCCATAGCATCGGTATTGCTCTCAATCGGAGCGTTAGCCGCAACAGAATCAACCTCATCTTTAGATGAGCTTTCTTCTATTTTCTTTTTAGGGAAATAAGATTCTTTAATAGTTTCTAATTTCTCTCTAAATTTCTCAGCACTATCGTACTCAACATTTTCAGCCATTGAAGTAAACTTTTCTTTTTCTGTATCTGCTAAATCGTCAGAAATTTCAGCAACGATTGAGCTTCTATCAGCGTCAGAAACTTGTTTGCTTAACTCAACATTTTTTTCAATTTGTTCGTTAAGTTTATCTTCAAGTTTTTTATTTTGACTTGTTAAGTCATCTAGTACATTATATTTTTCTTCAGGAACATCAATGTAGTGTTCTTTGAATAAATCTTTAAGACCAGTTATGAAGTCTTCAGCGATTTCAGTTCTAATTCCTCTTTCAACCGCTAATTCATTTTCTTTCATCCACTCTTCCACAACATAGTTTAAATATGAGTCAACTTTTGACACCATAGCTTCTTTTATTGTTTCTTTTTCAGCTGAAAGTTTTTCTTCGTATTGAGCCTCAAGGATTTTTGTTTGTTCCTTAATTCGTGTCTTAACAGCAGCTTCAAAAATAGTTGCAGCTTTATCTTTAAATTCTTCAGATAAATCAGCGTCACTTGAAACTAATGCTTTAACATCATCGGATAAATCAATTTCTACTTCTTTTGATTCTTTTTTAACTTCCTTCTCGTCTTCTTTTTTCTCGTCATTTTCAGCTTTAACTTCTTTGTCGTCTTTTTTATCTTTGTCATCAGCTGAAACCTCTTCTTTTTTAATAGAAGCGCCAGGTTTGTTATCTTTAGGTAAAGAACCATCTTTAGCATTTTTCTTTGATGGATCCGAAGTATTCTGTTTTGCTTTAGAAGCAGCATCTGGATTACTATCAGTTGGTTTTACAACTGCAGGACCCATATCAACTGCGTCATTTTTAAGTGTAGGAGCTTGAGCAGGAGCAGCGTCTTTATTTGCTGGATTCTGCTGTTCTTCTACATTAACTTTTTCTATGTCAGACATTCGGTCTCTCCTTGATTATTAAATATTAAAAAATAAATTTATTTTTTCGTTATTATTATTTATACTTCCATTCATCTTAAAACCTACGCAGCTTATAGTAATTGCGTTGTTTAGATTTTAGTCAGAAAATCTTTAAAAATAGAGGCTTTCGCTTCTGCCAATTCGGCTCTTTTAGTCTTCTCTATTTCTTCTTTATACTTCTCAACTTCCATACTTTTCAGTACTCCGTTGTCCCATACCCACTCTTTACCTTCCATTATACCTTCAACGAAAGCGTCTGGAGCAGACGGATCTGCAACTATATCAGCAGCAGTAGCAAGATAAAAGTCTTTACCTACAACAGAACCATTTGATCCTGATTGTAAAGAACCCATACCTCTTGATGATACACCTAATTGAGCACCTTCGTCAATTAAATTCTTAACGATTTTACCGTAAGGAGTATCCATTATTTTAGCCTCACCTATGAAGTTTTTACCTTCTGGCTTTAGACTAGTAATCATGTGTGAAACTCTTTCTAGGTTAACTGTTGGGCCATCTGGATGTCCTAGTTCACCAAAAGCTCGTTTCTTGTTTATAAATTCTGAAGTGTATCTCTTAACTTCTTTAGCAAGAGTTTGTACAGGATAAACTCTACCATTACGGTTTTTGATATCCGCTTGCATAAAGACACCTCTAATTTTATAATCTTTTTTGCCGTTAGCATTCTCTTCGGTTAAGACTTCAATGTTTTCAATTGTTTCTGTTATTAACTTCATTTATCTCTCCACCTTCTCTTTTTTATTATAGACTTTATCTACAATTCCTTTTTTAACTTCTTCTTGTTTAATTTTAAACTTTTCAGCAAAAGCCAACTTAAATTTATCTGCCAATTCACCTTTACCTTTAGTGCCGACAATTCTTTCAAGTATTTGTTTATTATAGTCTGGCATTATCTTACTTCAATAATGATAGTATAATTATCCCCAGCCACAAAACCTTTTGTTGAAAGCAATATATCTCCAGCAGGAGATGTATTAGCAGTCAATGTTGCATTATTAGGTATCATATTTCCAGCAGTATAATAATCGTGATAACCTCTACCAGATAAAAAACCTATTGTTGCATTAGCAGCACTTGTTCCACTACCTGCCCATAACAATTCAACACCTGATTTACCATTAGTAGTATTAACTGCCCACCAAATTTTTGCAATACTTCTTTCAGCGTCTTCGGTCATAAATGTTAATGCACTAGCATCCATTTTAGTGACCAGCGTTTCACCTGATCCGTCACACATATTAGTAAATTTCATTACTGTTTTTGTTCCAGCTGTATCTACCAAAGTTTGACTTGTAACTACATCAGCCATTAATTATTTCTCCTAAATTCTGTTATTAACAAATAACTGGTTACATTTGAGTCAGTTGTTAATAATATTTTTTTATCATCACCAAACTTTAATTGGTCAGGTCTTAATCCATACTTACCTCTACCAGTTAAAGTCAAATCGTTTTCTTCACTACTAGAACTAATCGTTAATGTTCCAGTTCCTTTAACCTCATAAAAACATTCTATAAGACTAATTTTACTTTCGTTATTCCCACTCGCTAATTTCTCAGCGTCTGCCATTATCTGGTCAGTTTCACTTCCAATACCTATTGACTTAACAATATATTTGGAAGTAGTGTCAACAACACTAGTATTCGTTATTGTCATAAGAAAGACCTATGCAGTAAATGATTCGTCTTTTCTTAATTCAATAAGAACATATCCAGAAGTTCCGTAAGCACTTAACTCTAGGTCTCCTGAAGTTGCAGTAGTATTAGTAGCGTTGTTTTCAATTTTACCAGCAGTACCATCATAATATCCTGATCCTGCAAGATTAATTGCTACTGTATCAGATGAAGCACCTTTAAATTGTATTTGTACCCAACCTGTATTATCATCAGCAGTACCTTCTACTAACGACCACCATATTCTAGTGATGTCTAACATAGCACCATTAGCATGTCCCGCCAAACCACTTGCGTCTAATATGTTTGAGTCAGCAGTAGTATTGTCATTCATAGTTACTAAAACAGTTACTTTACCACCAGCTGCACCACTACCAGTTCCTATTTTTGTGTCTTTTAATGTTCTTGTTGCAATTGCCATTTTTTATTCCTTTAACTTAATATTTCATTGTCAAAATAATCTTCTATACTTGACACTTTAACATTTCTTTTTTTTGCTACCTTTTTAATAATACCTTCAATTTTACTAATGATTTCACCTTTGGTATTATCTAACATAGCGAAAATATCTTTTACTGCCATCTTTTCAGCTGGCGATAATCTTTTAAACTCAGCAGTTTCCTTAGGACTATAATCCTTATTTTCTACCAGTTGTTTTTTAAACTTCTGGAACGACAGGTTCTGCATTTTCTTCTCCACCTTGGTCTATTTCAACAGGTTCTTGTTCTTGTCCTGGTGTTTGTACAGCCATAGTTTCTGCACCTCCAACTGGAGTTGATACAGCACCTGATACTTTATCTAAACCAGAAGCGTCTTTAACTGCTTCTAATTCTTTAGCACTACCTAACCAATCAGTTGCTACTGATTGTCTTTTATTATCTAGGGCACTTCCTATCTTATCAGACAAAGCATTTTTAAATGCGTCTTGAGCCTTAACATTATCCCCACTAGCAAGTGAGTCTATCATACTTTTTACATTATCATTTGGCATAATTATTCATTTTCTCCTATATTTATATCAGAATTATCATCATTTTCCTTCATATCTTGTCCTTCAGGAGCAGCAATAATTCCTTGTTTTATTTCTTTAGCAATTTGGTTATCAATATCAACTATATCCTCATCACTTTGTCTAAGCACTCTTTTTCTTATATAATCTACTGAATAATATTTTCCTATATAAGGACTAACTTGTTCAGCAAGACTTAATCTATCTCTTAAAATTTCAGCCTCTTTTAATTCAGCAAAGTATCCATCTTTTAAATAGTCATATTGAATATGTTGCCCAATTTTTTGCCAGTCTTCAATAGTAATAATACCTTTTAAAACTAATTGTGTTTTAAGTATATCACTAAAAACTTGTGTAAATCTTTTTCTTAATCTTTGAACAAATTTAGTAAACTTTAATTCATCTCTAGTAATTTCAGCAGCCTTACCAAGATTGAAACCTGCTTCAGATTCCATTCTTGAAATCGGTACATTCAATGCTTTGTATAATTTCTTTTGAAAGTATTGAACATCTGATATTTCACCAAGATTTTGTCCACCTGGTAAAGTAGATACTTCAGTTCCTTTTGCACCTTCTCTACGAGGTAACCAAAAGTCTTCAAGCATTGACATATGTTTTCTGTCATCTCTAATCTCACCAGTTGAAGCGTCATATACAAGTTTGTTTCTGTATCTTGACATTACATCACGAAGATAAGATTCCGCTTTCATTTTTGGTAAGTTACCAACATCAACATAGAAAACTCGTCTTTCAGGTGCTCTTACTATTCTGTAAATAACAACAGCATCCTCAATCATTCTCAATTGATTGACAGGTTTAATTGCTTTATGCAAATGTCCCATAACCATATTTCTGGTTTGATCTACAACACCAGAAGTTATAAAGCAAATTGAATCAGAAGCAATTTTAAGACCAGCGTTAGAGTTTCCTGCTTGTATTCCTCTTTCATTATAAACAAACCATTCAGCAGTTTGCTCTATCATTTCAATGCCTTTACTCTTGACATCTCTTTTCTTTTTAATCTCACGAACTTTTTTAATTTTTCGTGGATCAATATATCTTAATTCCGATATCCCTTTTCTAGGGCTGTTAGGATCAATTACTTTATGAAAGTAAATCCTACCATCAATATACCATCTTTTAAAAATGTCATGTCCTTTTTCTTCAAAGTTTAAAAGACTTAACACTTCATCAAATTCTGTTCTAATTTTTTGTTTAATATTTTCTGAAATAGCAAGTTTATCTAATGATAATGAAACTGATTGGTCTCTATCGTTTGAAACAATAACCTCATTGATTATGTCCTCAACTGCCATATCGCATTCTGGATGCTGGGCAACTTCACGATATCTCTTAATTAAATCAAAATCATTTTTGGCAGTAACTTCCATATCCAAGTATTGGCCAAAGTAACCGCCAGCAGATATAGTTGTTGTACCGTCATCTGGAGAAGGTATAGTGAAAGCCTGTTTAGACTTCGCTGGCTTCTCCAGATCATTATTTTTTCTTGTTATTTCAAAACCAAGTAGTTGTACCATATTATAATCTTCCTTTTTGAATTAACTTATTATTATGTAGTTGTATCTGTTTCAAAGTATTGGATTTGGAAAGTTACACCAAATTCTTCTATAGCGTCATTTGTGCCATAGTTTAGTGCAATACTATCCAATGCAGTTGGAAACAATCCTCTAAATGTATATGATTTAAGAGTATTTCCATTTCTGTCTAAATGGTCAACAAAAGCGTCAACTTGATAATCAGCAGGATTTGCGATACCTTCGTTGTCAGTCATATTGTTAATACCATTCATCCATCTTTCAAAACCTCTATACAATTTAAAGTCAGTATCGTTTAAAACTGTAATCGTCCAAGGTTCAAATGTTCTATCCCCAGCGATATTAAGTTTTCTACCTCTAAAATCAATAGGTACATTACCTACTGTTTGTCCAGGTATTTGAGTTGCTTTACATAAGAAAGCAAGATCCGATGTTTCACCTCCAACAGCAGCGTATCCAGGAAAAGGTAAAGTTACCTTAAACTGGTTAGCACGAGCTCCGCCACCTCTTAAACGAGATTTGAAATCATTTATATTTGGCATTTTATTTTATCTCCTCTCTATTAAGATCCTGCGACTTCAGAAAAGGCAACGCCTGATCTTGTAGCCACAAAGTTAAGTTGAATAAAATTGATAGAACGAGCAGGCTTAACAAATATGTCAGCTCTAAATTCGTTTCTATCTATAACATCACTTGTATTGTTAGTGTCATCACATACTACTGAAAAGTCAGTAAGACCTCTTCTACCTTGTACATCTCTTAAAAAAGGTTCTACTAGATTTCTAAATTGTGCTCTTGTGAACTCATCATTGAACTCAAACAATTGGAATTTAGCAGCAGTAGATATTGCCTTCTCTAATACGATAAACAGTCTTCTAACATTTATTCTGTCAAAAGCACTAGGTTTAGATTGCATTGTTTTATCTCCATACAATACCGTACCTTGTCCAGGAAATGATACAACAGGATTTACTCTTTTCTTGTATAAATCATCTCTTTGAGTTTGGTTTGGATTGAACGCTAATTTAACAGCACCTCTAATTTGACCTCTATTGAATCCACCTGGTGAAAACCAAGCGTCTGCAATATTGTCGGTTCTAGCACATAGACCAGCAACATCTCCGTTTAATGGAACCCAACGGTAAACATCATTGTATCTATCATACTTGTAAGAGTATCCGCTATCTAATACAGCATAGCTTGATGATGGTAAACCATCAGCAAAACTTCTAACATTAGATAATTGCGTCATTGTATTTGCAACACCAACTACATCTGCTTTTGCAGGTGATATAAAGGCAACACAATCTTTTCTGTCTGTTGCGATATCCATAACAGCAGTTGCTTTTGTGTCTCCAGTTGCGTCAGCACCTGTTTGAGAAGGTCCACATAATAGTAAACTAATGTCCACATTTTCTGTGTCATTAAATTTTTCATATGCAGTAGCAATCTCAGCATTTGTAGCAGCATAATCGTCTGTACCACTTGCTAGTGAGTAAGTTTTAACAACAAAAGCATCCCCTTGAGCGTTATCAAAAGTTTGACCTGTTTTTGCTGAACCAGCATTTGCAAGTGTAGTTTCGTGATCCATATAGTAAATATATTTTGATTTACTGTATAATACATCAGCAACATAGTTTGAATTACCAGAAGCGTCTTTAGCGTCTTTTGCTTGTGAAACACCTTCAAAAGTTTCTAAAATTTGTCCTGCAGTTCCTGTAATTCCACCATCTTCGTCTATTACTGCGATATGCATTTCGTCATTTGATCCGCCAGCAGCCAACACATCATCTGTTGTTGTTGGTGGTTGAGAGAAATTGAAAAAGTATTCCCAATGTCTCCAAAGTTTAGCATTATCAACAACAGCGTGTCTTAATCCACCTGTTTCTGTTTTACCAGTTGCAGGGTTGAATCTTGCGATTGTTAATGTATGAGAACTAATTCCTGTTACTTTGTAATAAAATCCTGACGGTGCACCAGAAGTTGAAGGTATATTACTTGCGTCTCCAAATTCTAATATGTCACCAACTTGCATTAAACTACCATCATCAACAGTAATTGTTGTATCTCCGATAGCAGCAGCAGAGTCATTTACTAAAGTTCCACTTTGTGAGTGTGGTCCAAAAGCTGTAGAGTTTGAACATACAGAAACTTTTATATTGTTTCCTAAAGTTCCTGGTTCTCTAGCAGCAAAAGCACCTACATTGGCAGCAAAACTAGCGTCAGGACCATAATTTTCCCAGTAATCAGTTGTAGATTTTATTATAATAGCAGTTCCAGATACACAAGCATTTACCATACCTGTAACTGGTCTTACTACTTTCAGATTATTTCCGTATCCTAAAAAACTTGCAGCTGTCATCCATTCTTCAAAATTGGATGCATTTGGTTTTCCAAATACATCAACTAATTCTTGTTCAGATGAAACAGTTGTAATTTCATCTACTGGTCCTTTAGCTGCTGTAATAACAATACCTCCAGAAGTAGTTGATACTGCTGGTACGATATTCGTCAAGTCCTTTTCGGTTACGAGAACACCTGGTGATACTTGAAAAGCCATAGTTTATTCTCCTTAATATATTAAGTATTATTAAATTTATTAGTTATAACCCTTTTGTAGATATTTATTATATTCCAATTCTTTAGTTTTCCCCTTTATGATAGGTAACAGGACTCCATAATACACCTGCGTCATCAAAAAACGAGTTATCTTTACCTTCTGGATCGTTTAATCCGTCATCTATGAACCCAAAAGGTGCCATATCTGCCTCAATTGCGTTTTGTTGTTCAGTAAACATTTGACCTCTAACATCAACATTCGTCAATTCTTTAAAGTATCTTTGATTGGCCATCCATGAAAAGACAACTAAACACATTACTAAATCATCATTCGCACCCTGCTCAGCTTCAAAAGATTTTCCACGAGATATGAAAGTAGAAAGTTCCGAAATTATATCAAAATCTTGAATTATTAGTTTATCAGATTCTACAAGACTTTTCAGATTTGAAGTTCCAATTTTTTTTGTACCCTTTGTCATTCTCAAACCTAACTGATTACCACGGCCACTAAAACCTCCACCTAGTACTTGACCTGCTCTTCCTCTTTGTGTAACCATCATCATATTATCATACTCAAGCTCAAATTGCATTGCGTCTGCTACTTGTTGTCCTAAATCGTTTATTTCTATTAAACAATATGCTCTATTATAATGGTCTCCTACTTTCTTTAATATGTTAGGAAATACAATAGGTTTAATATCGTGATTTCTATACTTCGCAACTATTCTATAAGGTGCCTTTGTTGCGTCTATAACTACAAAAGCAGAATAGTCATTTTGAATACCTCTTGCAACATCAACAGTCATAACATAAGTATGTCCTTTTTTAGGCATTTCGTAAACATCTAAACCACCAGGACTCTTTTTTGGGTCTACAACTGCCATAGTTTTTAATTTACTTGCATTAATAAGTGTATCAATACTTCCTAAAAACTCACACTCAAACTCGGTTTGAAACTGTGCCTCACTAGTATTTCGTATTGTTTGTTTCTTCCATTCTTCATCACGACCTGGTACTTCACTCCAATGTACTTCAATAGGTGCATAATCATTTCTTTTGTTTTTAGCATCCATCCACATCTTATAAAACATATTCATTCCATGTGGTGTAGATACTATCATCACCTTTGATGATTCTCCAGAAGATATTGTAGGATAAACTGAACTAAAAAATTCTTCGGCTATATTATTTGGTACATAGGCGAACTCATCTAGGAATATAATATTAAAGGTACTTCCCCGAACAGCACTAGAAGATGTACTCGCCGCTACGATTCTACTTCCGTTTTCTAATTCTAGGGAACCTTTGTTCCAATTAAGAACGCCTTGTTGCATCCATTTCGGCAAGTGCTCGTAAGCAAGCTGCAATCGCCCTAATAAATCCCTTGCCGTAGAAGATTTGTTGGCTAGTATTGCAACATTAACATTATCATTAAATAAAACATAATGTAAGAGGTAGGAGACAATGATAGTTGATTTTCCACTTTGTCTAGGTAACTTGCAAATTGTAAACCTATTGTCGTGAAAAGTATCTACCATCTTCCGCTGAAAGTCGTACATTTCAAAAGGTATAAGACCTTTATCAATTGTGACTATTTTTAAATATGTTTCTATAAAGTATTTTGGATTCTCCAAACACTTCATCACTTCATCTACTTGTTTTGGTGTAAATCGTGATTTTGTATGTGCTTTCTTTAGATTAGGATTTCCTAAATACTGATCTAATTTACTCATTTTTTATCTTTATTTTTCTTTATAAGTTTCTGTAATTCTGTTGTTGACCCTACGAATAAAGCATTGGTTACATTTTTAGGTGTTTCACCTTTTACATCTTTTATTTTTTTAAGTTTATCTTGCAAGTCTAATAAGTTTTGTGCTATTTCGCTTTGTGTTTTAATTAATTGTCCTGCAACTTCGTATGCTCTAGGGTGTTCTCCTTCTTTGGCAAGATTTAAAATACCATCTATTGCTGTATTACCTTTGTCTAATAGTTTATATAATTCATTTCTACCAGAATCAAAGTCTGTTTCAACCTCATCATT